AGTAGCCAGTATTATTCCACAGCGATTCGTTTCCGCAAACCCCCGTCGGGCGATTTACTCCGCGCCAAGCTGTAACAAGCCGTCTAACGCGGCGATCACCGTCTGTCGGCGCACCGCTTCGCGGTCACCGTCGAAGTGGCGGCGCTCGCTGCTCAGGTGTTCGCCGTCGGCCCAGGCCAGCCACACCGTGCCCACCGGCTTGGTCGCTGAACCGCCGTCGGGGCCGGCCACGCCGCTGACCGCGACCGCAAAGCGCGCACCGCTGGCAGCCTGGGCGCCGCGTACCATGGCCTCGACCACCTCTTGGCTGACCGCGCCCACCTCGGCGAACAACGCCTCGGGTACATCTAGCTGGCGGGTTTTCTGGGCATTCGAGTAGGTGACGTAGCCGGCCTCGAACCAGGCCGAACTGCCGGGGATGCGAGTGATGGCCTCGGCGATGCCGCCACCGGTGCAGGACTCGGCGGTGGTCACCTGGGCATTGAAGCGCCGCAGGTGTTCACCCAGGCGGGTGGAGAGAACAGTGATCGGGTCCATGATGGGCTCCTGGCAAGACTGCGCCCTACCCTACCACTCCCGCCCCTTCTGGCAAGCGCTCAGGGGGCCAGGGCACGGATATAGGCCTGGCACGCCCGCAAGGCGATCAGTCCACGGTCGCCGTCGTCGGTGATGGCGATAATTCGTCGAGCATGCGCCGGGTCAAGTCGGGCGCGTACGGGGCCATGATCCACGCCGCCGGCGCCGGTGGCGGCAGGCACTGGGGCACAGGTGGTGTCGCGCTCGACCAGGACCGACAGGCGCAGATCGGCAGTAGCAAGGCGGTCACGCAGGCGAGCCTGAGAGTGCTGGGCATCGGTCAACTCCTGGAAATGTTTCGCTTCATTGTCGTGCAGGCGTTGTTCGAGGCCTTGGCGCTGATCGCGCTCGGCCAGCAGCATGCCGTGCAGCGCCTCGGCCTGGTCCAGGCGCTGCTGCACCAGCGCTTGTTCCTGTGCGGCCAGCTGGCGACCAAAGCGCCAGCCCTGCGCCTGCCAGGCCGCGGCAGCGGACAACAGCATCAGCCCAATGCACGCCGCCAGTTGCAGACGGCTCAGCACAGCACCTCCCGCGCCCGCGCCCACAGTTCGAGGCGTTCGGACAAGCCGTTCAGGCCGCCGTTGATATGCCGGGTGATGCGGTTGAACTCACCCTGGTCGGCCAGGGCGTTGAGCCCCCGCGAGTGCCAGAACCAGGCCGCCGATTCGCAGGCCCAGCGTGGCTGCTCGAGCATCTGCGGTTGCGCCAGCAATCGCTCGTCGCCAAACAGCGCACGGCTGCAGGCCTGGTAGTTGTTGCGCCCGGTCACCTGGATCAGGCCACGGCCGCAATAGCGCTGGCCGTCGCCGTCGGCTTCGGGCGTGTTGCCCAGGCGCAGGGCCAGGCTGCCGGTGTCGTAGCGGGCCAGGTACTTGTCGTTGCCCAGCTCCTTCACATAGCGCAATTGGCCGGACTCATGGCCGACCTGGGCCAGGAACGCGGCAACACGCTTGGGGTGGTCGATCTCCCAGTTGGCCATGGCCGTGTTCAGCGCCGGCAGGAAGGCGGTGACGCGTTGGCCGGCGAGTGGGTAGATCTGCTTGAGTTGCTGTTCAGTGAGCGGCATCGGCGCATTCTCCATTGCGATCGGATCGAACGGCGGCCAATGCCGCCAGTGGCTCGCTCATGGGCGATGGCTCGAAGCGCGCGGCTTTCACATGATTCAAGGTACGGCAGCGGCCGCATTTGATCTGGAGCTCGGAAACCGGGGTGATGCGGGCCAGCAGCTTGCGGCACTGGCCACAGCGAAGGTCGATGAACATATGACGGTGATCCTGAAGCGGATTGAGTAGCAAGAAGCGACTATAGGAAGGGCATTTGCCCGCAGGCACCGGGAAACCATCTCCACCCTGCCTCAGGCCTTGAGCGTCCCCGCCCGCCTGGGCGCGGAGCCCTTGGCCCGGGCCTTGCCCTGGCGCCCGCCATTGCATTGCACGGTGGTGCGCCAGCCACTGCTGGTGAACACCTGCTCGACCGACTCGATCAGGTAAAGGCCATCGAGCCCGGCGAGGAAGCCCTGGACATCGATGGCGCGCTCGGCGAACAGATCGGTGCGCCCAGGCATGTCGAGGCGCACGCTGGCGGTGTCGCGGTTGAAGCTGGCCAGGCGGGCACGGGCGGCCTGTTCCGCCGCCGCACGGTTGGGGTACAGGTGACGGTCGGTGTAGACCGGCTGCAGGCCGTCCGGAGCATCGCCATTGGCCAGTTCCACCGCCTGCAGGCGCCCGCTGGCGCTGTCCTGGTGGCGGGTCCTGACGGCCTTGTGGGTGCTCTTGTCGGCCAGGCGGAACTGCCACTGGCTGACCTGGTTGCGTGTAATGCCCACCACATCCAGAGGCTTGCCACTGGCGCTGTGCCCGCCCTGGCGCGGCAGCACCAGCAGTTGCCCATTGGCGAGCTTGGCGGTGCAGTCGTGCAGGCGCGCCAGGCGGGTGACGAAGTTGAAGTCCGACTCGCTGTACTGATCGACCCGCGGCACCTGCACGGCCACCGGGCACACCGCCTGCCAGCCGTTGCGGGTGCCGATCTCGGCGACGATGCGCTGCAGCGTCGTGTTCTCCCAGCTGCCGCTGCGGATGGTCTTGCCGCTGCCGCGCAGGTCGCTGGCCTTGCCGCGGATCACCAGGGTGTCTGGCGGGCCCGACAGCTCGACCTCATCGACGGTATAGCGGCCCAGGCGGCTCAAAGGCTGGCCGGCGTAGCCCAGGTGCACCTCCAGCAGCGCGCCCCTGGCCGGCAGCGCCACGTTGCCGTCACGGGCATCGATGCGCAGCTCGAACTCGTCCGACTCGAGGCCAGGTTTATCAGTGGTGCGCAGCAGCAGCAGACGGTCGTTGATCAGGTTGGTGATGTCGTTGCCGTCGGCGGTGATACGGAATTGGGGTTGCACGATTGAGGCTCCGATGTCAGTCCCACAGTTGCAAGGTTTCGCTCGTCGTCATCGGCAGTTCCGGCAACAGGATCCTCACCCCGGCGCGAAACGGCTGAGCCTCATCCGCCAGCCCCTGGTTGGCATCCAGCACGGCCTCGACCGTGCCGGAAAGATGGCCGTAATAGTGCTGGCAGAGGGTGTCGAGCAGGTCGCCCTCAGACGTTGTGCAGGTCTTGGCCATAGCTCACGAACTCCAGTGAAAACCCTTGTTTGCGCGGAATGCCGCCGGCCAGCAGGACACTTTGTTCCTCCTCGATGCTGGTCAGGCACCAGGTGCCGAGCACTTCGCCGTAGCCAGTGGTCAGCGACAGCGGCAGCAACTGGCGGCCAATGCTGCGCAGCGTCTGCAACTGGCCGAGCCCCCCCTTGAAACCCGGGAAGATCGCCCCGCGAATGCTGATGGTCTCTTCACCCAGGCTCACCGCCTGCTGCGCGGTGTCGCGGCTCAGCCGCTCCTGGCCGGCCCAGCGGAAGCGGGTCTGCCGGCGCAACTGGTCGAAGGCGGCGGTGTCGAGGTTGAAGTAGTACGGCGCTGAACCGGCCTTGAGTGGTTGCATCACCAGCAGGTGGGGGAATGGCTTGACCGCTTCGGCGGCAGGCGTCGCCTCGGGCGCGAAGCCCAGTGTCGACAGCACGCCGTTCACGGTCGAACGCACCTCCCCCACCACACGGCGGATCGCTGCTCCGGCCTTGGCGGCATGGGCGGCGAAGCCGTCGATGCGATCACGCACCTGACGTACCACCGCCACCGCCTGGTCGTACTTGGCCACCACCTTGGCGACCCGGGCCTGGGCACTGCTGATTGCACGCATCGTGCGCTGGAGCTTGGCACCGATGACCGGACCAACCACCGGCAAACCTTCCAGTTCACCCACGGCGCCCTGTATATGGCCGATCGCGTCGTTCATCGGATCGAGCATGGCGTCGGCACGCCGACGCCCTGCCTCTCCCGCCTTGACCAGGGCGTGCAGCGTGGCTTGCAGCTGCTCCAGATAGGTCATGGATCCTCCTTAAAGTGCGATGTGTGGGGTGTCGGCCAACTGCGCCGAACGGGCCTGGCGCATCAGCTCTTCCAACTGACGACGGGCGATGGTCTCCAGTTGCGCAAGCGTGCCTGGATCGTCGAGGCTATTGGTGACACTGACGGGCATGTTCGAGGTGAACGTGAACTGCTGGTTGTAGACGGGTGCCGGCGGCGTGGCCGCAGGTGTCGATGCAACGGCGGGCGGCCCCTGGGCAGGTGTCGCCTGACTGCTTATCGAGCGCACCACATCACCGGGTACGGCCTTGTGTTCGAGCGTGTCCTTGGGCACAGCGGACATAGCCTCGCCGGCCTTGGCTGTAGCATCTCCTTTGCCCGGCTGATCCTTGCCGCCAAACCAGGTCTTGCCCAGCCAACCACCGAGCTGATCGCCTACCATCCCACCAAGTGCGGCACCGAAGGTGGTTCCAACCACCGGCACGACAGAGCCGATGGCCCCGCCGACCAGCGTCCCGACCAACCCACCGACGGCGCTGCCATAGCCTTCGGCTTTTTCGCCATCGGGCTTGTCGCCGGTGAAGGTTTCCAGCCCTTGCCGAGTCGCTTTCAGTACCGCGGGCTTGGCCAGGACCTTCATCGCCGCGCCAATACCCCTGGGTTCCGGTGCCGAGGCTGCATCTGCAGTAGGTTGAGCCGTTTGGGAAGCTTGCGCGCCCTCCCTGGCAGGTTCGCTTGCCTCGGCAATCTTGTTGCTTGCGGGCATCGCGCCCCCCGGATCACCTTTGGCAGCAGGCGTTGCGGATGACTCCACTTTTCCGGCGACCGGTTTGGCAACCTCCTTGTCACCACCGAACCAGGTTTTACCGACCCAGCCACCAACCGCCTCACCAACCATGCCACCGACCGTGGAGCCGACGACAGTTCCCAGGCCCGGCACGACCGAGCCCAAAGCACCGCCAACCAGCGTACCGACCAGACCGCCTACAGCATTGCCGTAGCCTTCGGCCTTCTCGCTCTCGGACTTGTCACTGGTGAATGTCTCCAGGCCTTTACCCACGGCGCCAAGCACCGCTGGCTTGCCGAGCGATTTGACAGCACCGCCCATCTTGGCAAGTACTCCCTTGGGAGCGTCGGCTGCCGGCGGGGATGGCGTGGCTGGCGTTGAAGCTGGCACTGCCGGTGGTTTGTCCGCCACGGCCTTCAGCAACGCACTGGCGGATGTCTGCACGGGTGCAGTTGCTATGGGGACCTGTGCGCCAGGCAGGGTTGCGTCGCTCAGTGCCAGCAAGTGTTGCCCTGCCAGCATGGCGCCGACCCCAAGCTCGCCAAAGGCGCTGCCCAAGGTCGGAAGCGTCCCTGCGTCAGCCTGTGCCTCGAACAGGCTGACCGAGGGCCCGGCCAACCGGAGCGGCGTTTGCGCCGTGGTAGAACGATCCGCAGACGCCCCGGGTGTCCTGCCCTTTTCGTCACTGCTGTCGCTGAAGAAGTCGTACAGCCCTTCGCCAGCACGACCACCGAGCTTCTCGCCCAGGTAAGCACCAAACAGGCTGCCGTACTCCTCACCACGCTTGCCGCCGCTCGCACCGCCCTTCGCTGCCCCAAGGGCCGCGCCAAGGAGATTGCCGGCCAGCTCGCCGATGGCAGCACCGACGCCCTTGGCCTTCGCCCGGCCATCCTCGCCGGTCACTATTGCCTCACTGCCCTTCAGCATCGCTGTAACAGCGCCCATCTCGGTCTTGCTATTGACCGCCTTGACGGCCCGCTGCCGCTCTTCGGGAGACAGACGGCGACTGGCCTTGTATGCCGCAATCCCCCCTGCGGCAAGCCCACCCAGGCTTGCCATGACGATTTTGCTTTTCTCGCCAGCACTACGGGGCGTGGATGTGGTTGTGGCCGGTATCGTCGGTTTGACCGGCGTTTCAGCCGTTGCCTTACCGTTCGCCGCCGGCAGCAGCAAGGGTGGGTACCAGATGCTGCGAACGGGCAACGGTTTGAGTCGCGGCAACCCCGCGATTACCTGCCCGAGGCGAACATAAGTCTGCTGCAGGCCTCCAACCCGATCACCTTCATCACGCAAGCGCTCGACCTGCGCGTCGTGGACTCCTGCCTGTTCACCGACCAGCCTCCTGCCGACCTGTCCCACCTTGTCCAGCTCCACCCCCAGACGTATCACCTCAGCGATGAGCCGTCCCAGGCGGGTGCCATCCGCCTCCTTGCGCAAGTGTCCGATGCGCTGACGGAGCTTATCGAACGCGGCGCCCAACGGCCTGTCGGCGCTGACGCCGAGCCCGAGGGTGAACACCT